TGGCAGGAAGGTTTTGTAAAAAAAACGGGTTTGCGTTTTTGTCTTGTATATCTATACATTTGTTTGCATAAACGGGTTTTGGGTTTGCGTTTATTGTTGGTGCTGGTTCGTAAATGTTTTTGCGTTTTAGGTTTCCATATCGTGCGCCGCGTGAACTGTTACAGGGTTTACAAGCGGCGACTAAATTGTCTAGGCCGTTTACGCCTGGCGTCCCGTGTGGCCAGCGGTCTACTTCTATTAGGTGGTCTGCTGTTGTTGCTTGTCGACTGTTGCACCAATGGCATAACGGTTTGTCTTTTAGTAGGCGCTGTCGGTTTGTTTTAAATTCTGTTTTGCTTCTGGCTTCGGCGTTTAGGCTGCGTTTGTTTTGTTGGGCTGGGTTATGTGTTCTGCGTTTCTTGCCTTGTGTCATATTCTCACGCGCTTTGCTTGTGCTGACGCGGCGCGTTCGCGCCTTGTCCTAGTTTGTGTTGACTGACCAGGTAGACGGGCTGAAGTTTGTAGGTTTGTTTTGTTTTCATATCGTCTTTATGTTGTGATTAAGCCTAGTGCTGTAAGCCCGCCCGCTGCTTAGCCTCGCGCAGCACCCATATCTTTATTCGTTAGCAAAGCCCTGTATCACTACAGCGCCTTCTACCCGCGTTACCGCGTATTACGCCAACCGCGCCGCTACGCGCTTAGGCCTATTGTGAAAAATTATTTAGTTGTCTTTAATTTTGCTAACTCTTTTTTAACGTCCTTTAACGCTTTGACTGCCATTAAATATAACTCTGAGTAGAACGTTTTGACGCGGTGCAAATCTTTGACCGCCATTGACAACGCATAATGCTGTTTCATTAAATGTTCTTTTAATTTCATTTTAGTTCAGTTAATTTTAACGCGTCAATAACTTTCGAAATATCCTGTTTAGTTAAATCGCCTGTTGTGTGTATCTCTCGACCCAAAGTAGCGCTACAAAACGTTTTTAAATCGTCGCCTTTTAACCCTTGCCCGTTAGCTAAAGCCCGCATAAGCCCTAATTGTTTAGTGCTGGGCGCTGGCTGGTGCTGTACTTCGGGGAAAGGTACTTCTATAGCGTGTAACGGTTTGACTGGCGCTAAATGTGTTTGCTGACGGCTTTGGGCTGCTTGCACTTCATCACGGCTAGCAATGGCGTTACTGATAGCGAAACCCATATAGCCAAGCGCACGACCTAACGCGGACGTAAAACCTACTTCGTTTTCGCTGTTTTTTGTGTAAGGCGTACGGCCTGGATAAAGTTCGGCAGCTGTCGCTATCGCTGGTATCGGGTCGCTGGCGTCCCGCCAAACTGTAACCGTACAGCGGATAAAACAGCTTTTGTCTGGCATTTCGATAACTTCTCGCGCTGTTTCTTGTATGCGTAAGTCTGGGTATTTTTCAAACGCCAGTCGTAGACGGGTAGCAACGTCGACGTAATTATCTAAGCTGAAGCCCATTACGCCGCCTTTTCTGTTTGGTGCTTAATCAGTTCGTCAGTAGCTGGCAACATATCTATAGGCCATAACTGGTTTTGTGGCATAGCGTAACAAGGCCAACGTAATGAAGCGTCCCAATTACTTTTACGTTCGTTACAACGCCAAAGCGTAGAATATCCGCGAATAGTTGCTAAAAGTGTTTGCTGTTCAATAGTAACCAGTATGTAACGGCCTGGCTTATCGCCGCCTATATTGTGGCTGCGTTGTTCTATTGGGTGCGTTAATAGTCGACCATTTGGCCAATAAGTAGCGCGGACTTCGTAACCTAAAACGTCGTTACGTCTAGGGTCGTAACCTAAATAGTTGTAGTCATAACCGAAATAGTTTGCTACGGCTTGTTCGCCTAACGCGCCGCATAAATTAACCGCGTAAGTTTGTTCAGGGTTCATATCGTATTTACTGTTTTTAAAATTTAATTGTTCGCTTACTTTTAAAGTTAGCGCGGTTATGCCTATGCAGTTTATGTAATCGTCTTGCGTTAATTGAATAACTGGCTGGCCTAATTCGTTGTAGTTAAACATTTCTAAACAACTGATTTTCTAGGCGATGTATTTCGGTTGCCTGATGGTTTAACCGTTCTTGTAGTTCGCGTTCGCGTATTTCGCTTTCTTTAATTTTGGCGCGATAATCTTTTATAACAGCAATTAAATATTGCAATTCGACTATTACGCTTTTTAAATCTTGTACTAAATCGCCGTCGTCGAAGGCGTATTCGCTGCACCAGTTTTGCAAATTACGAATATTTTTGTTCGTTACAAATTCGGTAGTACTCGACATATACATATCGCTAGGCCGCGCCTGGTCAACTAACGGCACATTACCTTTAGTTATTTCGTTTATGACGTGCGCTAAAGCTTTTAACTGTTCGCGGTCTGCGTCAAATTGTTCGTTTGGGTTTGGCATTTTCTCGTAGCCTTTCTCGTTTGGTTATAAAGTACCATAGCGCAACCGTGTACGCAGTTAGAAGCGACGCGATAATAAAATGTTTTATAAAGACCACGCCCGCCAGCCTTCGCTATAACGGTAAATGGCTAATGCTGCACGTAGGTTAGTTTCTAGGTCGAATAATTCGGCGCAGTCTTTTAGTAGGCCGTGTGCTTGTAAATAGCCGTTAGGCCAATATTGGCTAGGTTTGCACCAAAAGTAGTTTATTTGCATTACGCCCGCGCTACCCCCATTAGGGTCTTTGGGGTTAAATGCGTCTGTCTGGCAACGGCTTTCACGTATAGAAACAGCTACAACGGTAGACAGTTCGTTAACAGGCCAGCCGATATGTTTAGCCATATTAAAAACTTGCCCGCATAGGGTTTGCGCTGGGGCTGTAATCGACGTAGAAGGCACGTTAATAGGCTGGCTATACCCTTCGTAAATCGTGTCGTAGCGTGGCTGTAAATCGTCTGGCGTAGGTGCTGGGGGTTTAGTCAGCATAAACGCAGACATAAACGCAATAAGCGCCGATATAGCGCCTTTAGTTAATAGGGTCATTAGTTGCCTACTTTCTCGTTAGGGTTAAAACCAGCCTAACAAAGCTCCTATACGGTTTTAGGCATATCCTTAAAAACGTCGCTAAATGCTTGTTTTACAAGGTTTGCATTGTTAGCCATAGCTGGCGATATCTCAATATGAAACCAGTCGCCGCCTGACCATTTACCCTTTAGCCAAGTCCCTCTATCGCATTTCCAGCTACGGTTTTCGGCATAGTCGATAACTAACTCTATTTGCAGCGTGTCGGCGTTTTCTAAAAGTTTGTAAATAAACGGTAAAGCTATTTTGCGTCCGTCAACTATGCCTTTGTCGGTCATTTTTCTATAACTTAAATCAACTGCCAAGCCGCGCGCGTGATTAGATAGCTGGCCTGGTTTAGTTCGAATATCGCGCACTACCCAGCTACCGTTATTCCAAAGCGAACCGCTAGACCGTTTAACTACCTGGCGTATAAATTCGTCCATACCCTGCAACGGGCCTTTAGTTACAGGCGCTTTAAAAGCTGTATAGGGACTAGTCATTTTCGTCTAAATATTCGTTACGTTTACTTTTAATACCGTTTGAAGCAACCAAGCCCGATAATGTGCCAGTTAAAAAAACTACAATAGTCGACATTAAATCTATAAATGCTGCGTCGTTTGGGCTTTGTTCTATTGGTTGGCTTACAAAAAGTAGGCCGTAAACCATACCTACAACAATGACGCTAAAAACTAAACCTAACAGTACGCCTACCGTAACAATTAAACGCGCGTGTAATTCGTCTGGGCTGTATCGGTAGCGCTTCAAGGCGTTACCCCGCAACGGTCTGGCACATAACAAGTATTTAGCGCAGAATTTTTAACCTTTGATTTAACTGTAATTGTGTTGTCGCGTGTACTTTCGCAAGCGCTAAGCATAAGTATCAGCGCAAATAGCCCGTACCGCATAGCATTACGGTTCTTCAGGTTCAGGTATTGGTGCAACAAATTTATTTAATTCCGCGTCAAATGTCCAACCAGCGCTTGCGTAGCAACCTCTAAAATTTGCGTGATAACTGGTCTGCAACCATAAACCTTCTAAACCTAATGACGCTATGAACGCTTGCCCGATTGGTTCGCTTTCGGGAAAGTCGCCGCCGCCGCAATCATCGTTAGCAATAACAATCACTTGCATTACTGTGTCGTTTTCTATTTTTGCAAAGTGTGCCATATTAGACCTTGTACCTAATGTATGCGATACCGCTGCCGCCGTTACCTGAAGTTAGCGGATTACCTCGCCCGCCACCCGCACCTGAACCGCTATTCGCTGTTGCGTTTGGTGCTGCCGCCGATGTTGAACCTGTGTTCGACGATGCGTTAGAACTGCCACCTGTGCCAGGTGTTGTTTGTGCGCCGCCGCCACCGCCTGTTGCTTTATATGCGGCGCTTCCACCTATAAAACCGCTTATGTTGAAGCCGTCGCCGCCGTTGCCGCCTTGTGTTGAACTTACGCCTGCCGCGCCTGCTTGTTGATTGCCGCCGCCGCCACCACCCGCAAAATCACCGCCAGCAAAACTGTTTCCACCGTTATAACCTAAACCAAAATTGTAAACGATAGTTGTTCCTGCCGCGCTTCCGCCTAAACCGCCTGCTACACAAAATTGAACCGCACCATCACCCGTGCTAGGTGTTTTTACTTTGCTACCAACCGCCAACGGATTAAACGGCGAAGTTGCACCTAGCGTCGTGTTGCCACCTTCCGACGATGTTCCCCAAACCGAAAACGAACCGCCCGCACCGATTGTTACAGTCTGATTAGCCGACAAATAAATCGAACCGACACTCACCGCACCAGCACCACCACCGCCACTAGGTCGAATAGTGCTAGTAAAATATGAAGTGCCTGAACCGCCACCAATTAAACAATAATCAAAAAATCCTGCTTTAGTAACCGTCAAAGTGCCAGTTGAATTGAATGTTAAATACTCGTAATTTACGCCGCTAATAGTTACCGCTGTTGGTGAACCGATACCGCCCGTAGCCGTACCGTAGCCAGTTCCCGCACCTAAATTAAAAAAAGTGAAAGTAGACGCCGACAAAGCAAGTAAATAGCCGCCCCCATATTGCGCCAAAGTTAAACTACCTGAAGTGTTTACAGTTACGCCAGCGCCAGCCGTTACTACTGTCGACCCTGCGCCTTTGTTAGAAATTTGGATAACGTCGCCCGTTACAAAAACACTATTATTAACCGTAATAGTTGTGCTACCTGCATTGTTCATAATGACCCGCTTGTAACGGTCATTGTTAACTAAAACGTAGTTTGCTGTTACGTCGTTTATAGGCAAATTTTGCCCGTCGTTTAATTGCGCTGCAGTTAATACAGCCCCAGAAACATAAGGATAAGGCGTAGCCATAGTTCGCAGTCTATCCTAATACGTTTAACGCGTCTAGTATCCCGTAAATAGCGTCGTCTAAAATCAGTTCGTAAACAATAGTTGTAGGCGCAGTAAAATATAAAACTTTGTGGCCTGAACTTAAGTCTAAAACGTGTTCAATACCTTCTACGCTTAATTCTTGCGCTAGTTCGGTAGTGCCTACCCCGCTGCTAAAAGTCTTTTCTATGGTTATTGTTTGGCCTATGTCGACTGTCGCTAGCGTGTCTTTTTGGGCTGTAGTCAACATATTAAACGACGTGCCAACGGACGTATAGCGGGCTTCTGGTTCGCCTTCTAACAAATAGTCGGCTAGGTCAGCGGCTGCCGTGTCATTGTGTAAAAGGCTGTTAGTAATGCTTGTAGTTTGTATAAAATATTTGGCTTGGCTTGCTAAGTCCTCTGCTGTTTGCGGGCTGTTGCTACCTAAAATTTGTACTACAGCCCTGTTTATTACCTGGTCAGCTTCAAACGTTATACCTAACGCATTGTATTTAATGTTTGTGCCGTCGTCGTGAAAGTCAGCTACTGAAGCGCTAAGCGTGTTACCTATGCGCGACTGAAACGTTAAAACGCCGTCCCTAGACATAAATAAACGCCCCTGTTCAGCGTCGTTAATTTGACTGCAATACGATAAAGCGTTAGTCCCCTGCGCGACAGTAAACGCAGACGCGCCACCTAACGTTTGTGTACCTGTCGAAATATCGCGGGCCGCTGCGGGAAAATTGACTTCTGGTAAATCTAAAACGTTTTCTAAACGTTCGTTAGTTAATTCCTCGTTTACGTTGTATTCGTCTAAAAATGTTTGGCTTAACAAATAAAAATCGTCAGCGCAAAAAACCGTAACCGTATCTATACCGCCTAATGCAAAATTGTATTCGTAGTTAACTATGTAGCCTTTAAAAAGATATTCGGCTATGTTGGTGCTGTCGTAGCGCACCAATTCAACTTCACGCATAGGCGCTAAACCTGGTTGCGCTTCGGACGGGTCAAAATATGGGCTGTTTTCATCAAACGGGTTGAATATGCCGCTGGTATCGCTAAGGGTAAATGACATAGTGCCAGCGCCGAACTGGTCGCCTATGTCCTCGCGGCCACGTTTAACCCGCACGTTTACGCACCCGTCTAAAACTGCTGCAAAGTTAGTAGTACCGTCTAAAACGTATTGCGTATTATCAAGTTTGCCTTCGGGGTCTGCGTCTAACGTAAAACCGTCTTGAATAAAACCAGTGTCTATAAACAGTTCATAATTACCCGAACCGACTACCGCTACGCCAGCCATTACGCTATTTGCAACTGCAACGGGCCGCTAAGACGGTTATAGGCGCGCAAAGCGTCGTTAATTGCTTCGCCTACTTCGCCTTTAGTAGCCAGCTGGCTATTTACGTTTATGGTTACGTTGCCTGACGGCTGGCCTTTGTCTGTTGGTGCGCCTACGGGTATAACGCTAGGCATAGTCGGCGCTGTCATTGTCGGCGTCGTGCTAATCGCGTTATTAAAGCCGCTGCTAATGCCTTTAACGTCAGCAAGGTTTATACCTTTTTTACCTAATCGGGCTTGCGCTACAGCCATAGCCGCTTCGACGCCCGCTAAGTATTGTTGGGCGTTAGATACGCCAGCACCATAAAATTTACTTGCTGACAAATTGCCAATAGCTTCGGCTATTGCGTTTGTTTCTTCTACAAGTTTGTTAGCGCGTAAAACGTTTTCACCAGATTTTAAAAGTTCTTTGGCGATAGCTGCGCCGCTATCTATGCCCGCGTCAATAACTTGTTGTAGCGCTTCTTGCGATAGGCCCGTAGCTAATAGCTGTTCTACAAGGTTTGCAAACTCTTTAGCTTTATCGGCCTGTTTTTGTAACGCACTAAAAAACGTTAAACCTGCGTCCTCGCCGCCTTCCTCAAACGCTGCACCAAAATCTAAAGCACCTTTAACGACGTCGCTAACTGACTTGTAAAAATCATTAAACGCGTCTTGGGCTTTTTTAAGTCGGTCTTTAGCGGCGTCTAACGCGTCGCCCATTTCTTTATTTAATGCAGCAGAAGCATTTTTAACAGCTTCAGTTACTTTATTTACTGCGCCTTTACTACCGCCGCCTTTACTATCGTCGCCGTCGCCTAAACCTTCTAAACCAGTTGTAACGCCAGCAATTTTTTTACCCCAACCTTCGTAACGGCTTTCAGCGTCCGTAATTGCTTTGTTTTGGCTGGCTACAGCGCTTGTAATGCCTTCGACGCGATTTAATAAACCGTCAAAAAATTCGTTACTGTCTTGTTCTAATTTGCGTGTAGCTTGCGCTACGCCTGCTGCACCTACAACTAACGCAAAATCTTTTAATGCGCCGACAACATTACCTTTAAAAAACTTGGCAGCAGTTGTAACCGCTTTAATACTTTCATAAGTAATTGCTGCCGTCCGTACAAACTGCAACATAGCGCCTACCGCTTGACGCATACCTGCAACTATCGAAGGCCCAAACGGGCCAAAAGCCGAAATAGCTTGCGCGATACTTTCACTAACGCCTTTACCGCCTGTAAGCGAAGTTATAAATTTGTCTAAAGCTGGTACTACAAAATCGTTAACATATTTAACTAATTTTGTAAACGCTGGTAAAAGTGCTTCACCTATTTTTATTTTTATGTTTTCTAATTGTGCGCTTAAAATACGTTGCTGGTTTGCTAAACCGTCTGAAGTTCGCGCAAAGTCGCCTTGCGCGTCGCCTGTTTGTTCATAGATTACTTTTTGTGCAGCTAAAATCTTTTGTTGCGCTGTCAATGCACCGCTACCGCTATATATGCCCAATTCCATAGCAGCAGCTTTTAACGTTGCGTCGTTTAACAAAACCCCAAAACGCCTTAACGGTTCAGCTTCACCGCGTAACGCCGAACCGATAGCGTTAATGGCTTCGTCTGGCGTAGTGTTATTAAAACTGGCTAGGTCGGCAGACAACGTAATAAAATCAGTTGTAAACGTCGCTAACTGGTCGCCCGCTAAACCTGCAGCTTTACCAAACGTGCCAAACGTGCCAGCAGCCGCTAAAACCTGGTTTTGACTTTGCCCAATTTCACGCGCAGCAGTTTTAGCAAAATTGGTTACAGCTTTACCAGCGTCGCCAAAAATTACGCCTATTTTGCTTGTGTTTTCGCCTAAATCGCTAGCAGCTTGAATAGCTGGGTTTAAACCTTTAGTAAAAGCTAAAACCGAACCAGCAGCCGCTATAAGGCCTGGCACTACAGAAGCTTTAAGAATACTGCCAACTTTGCCAGCTGAACCGCTTAAACCGCCCAAAGCTTTTTCTGCTGCATTAAGGCCTTTAGGGTCGAACGTACTGACTATCGGTATGTTAATTGCCATAGCGTGCCTTCAAATTTTTGTTTAAAACTTTTGCTACTTCGTCGACTATTTGCACTACCGCAAATTCTACGGTTTTACGATTTTTTTCTACGGCTGGGTCTATTGCGCGTGGTTGTGTTCCAACTTCAACATTTAAGTTATTAACAAAATTAGTGTTTTTGGTTTTAGCGCCTGCGTGGTCATAGATTGCGCCTGCCGCGTCTAATTGTTGGGCGACCATAAGTTGATATGGCCTAGCCTTAAAAGTTACGCTATGGCTTTCACGCGGGTTATTTTCGGCGTCAAACTGGTCTTTAAATTGAACCGTGCCGCCTTTGCTGGCCCGTCTACCTACTTTAATTTTTAGGCCAGCTTTAGCAGTTCTGTTATCCCAATAAACCTCGCGGCCTTTAATAAGTTTGCCGCGAACCATACCCGATAAAGGCGGCGCGTCGCCTATTAGTTGGCGGGCTGTAACAATAATTTCAGCGCCAGCGCCTTTAATACGTTTAGTTACTTCCCGTCTATAAACTTTGTCAAATTTGTTTAATTCGGCCAATGTTTCTTTTACGTTGGCGATTTCTAAAGTAAACGGACTAGACATAAGTTTTATTCTGTTTGTTCAAAATTTCTACGACGGTATACAAATCGTTTATACCAAACTCGATATGGCTAGGCCAGTAATGGCAAGTTACTAACACTTCAGCCATAAGATAACTTACTGTGCCTGGTCTGCTTTTAAATCGGCGGCCTGGTCTACTACTTCAATATTTACAAGGCTGTTAATAAACGTGTCTAGCGAACTAGGGACAGTTATTCCGTTTAGGCGGCTGGCTTCGTAACACATATACGCTAAGTCCTCTACCCCTATGCCGTTAGCTATGTCTGAAGCTTTGCGCCTATATTTTCTTTCCCATAAAACTATGGTCATTAAATTAGTTTGCACTTCGTAATTATTGCCGTCTTTAAATACGGCTTTAAGTGTTAATTGCATATTTGCCTTTCGTAGGGCAGCGCTTTATTAGCGTTGCTTGTTTTTTTAGTTCTCAGCGGCCAAAGCCGCGCCATTATGAAACGGCTTTAGTAAGTGTGCCGCCAGTAAACGTAAGCGTAATGGTCGATAGTTCGCCCAAGCTTGCGTTAATTGGCGTGTGGCTTTCAAGGTAAGTACCTGTAAGCGTATATTTAGGCGAAGTAGCCGTAGGCGTTACAAGACCTGCAGCAGTTGGCGAAACTGTAATAGTACAGTTGTTAATACCGACAAGCCCATAAATAGTTGCTTCGGTTTCTGTCGCTTCGTAACTCTGATACAGCGTTACCTCGAAGCTGTTGTTTTGCAACGAAGTTATTGAACCTGCGCCGTACTTGCGGGCAATATCTCCAAAACTCGTAGTCTCTAGCTGTTCTAATGAATACGTAAGCACGGCACTAGTAGCCTGGTCCGTAAGATTTACAGCGTTGATAGTTAGCGCTGGTGAACTTAAATAAACTGAAGTAGCCATATTGGGTTAGTCCTTATCTGTTTCTGTATCTTTAGTTTTACCAGATTTTTTTGTGCTTTGTGTGGATAGGTGGCCGCTGTCTATTAGCGCTTCAACGTTTACGCCTTCTAAATCTTTATCGGTTACAGTATCGCCGCGTTTTAAACCGCCTAACTTGTCTGAAGTAACTATAAAAGTGTTCATTTGTTTATCCTTACGCTGTCTGGGCTTGCATTGTTACTGTCAAATCATACGCAGGATAAGCCACGCCGCCTACTAAAGCTTCTGTAGGCCTACCGTCCGTAACGCCCACATTAGCACCCAGCACCAGCGAAGCAAGGTTAAGTAAGCTGCGCTGCGCGTCCAGGTTGCCTGGCCCTAAAGTTATTACCCGCACGGGAAACGACATTTTTACTATGTTGGCGTTAAATGCTTCGAAGCTTGGCGCGTCAATAAAAGCGCAAGGCGGGACAAGGTTACGCGGGTCGTTTACTACCTGTAAGCCTGTAACGGCTGAAAGTGTCGTAGTTAAATTTGTTAGCGACGTATTAAACAAGTCGGTAAAGTTTTGGGGCATTACGCAACCGCTGGCCTATCAACGCCTAACAGCTGTTTAATCATTGGCGACAAACCAAAACTATTAGCAGTACCTAAACCGTCAAACGACGCAAAATCTTGTACGCCGCCGCGCTGACGATACAACGCGCCCCCATACATAATTGAACCTAATTTAACCGCTTCATTTGGTACTGTCGTTAAACTTTCGTTTTTGTAACCTGCTTCGCGCCTTCTGGCGTAACAAAAATTGTTCGAAGCTGCCGCGCATTGTGTTAAAAATGCTGTATCGGCTGCCGTCGCTGTGCCTATGCCTAGCCAGTCCTCTATCTGCGTTGCTGTAATCCACGTACAAACTGGCGTCGTAGTCAAAGTGCCAGACGCTGCAACTATGTTTACGTTGTCAGCTGTTTTAGCAAATAAAACCTGGTTAGCTATCGGTCTTTCAATGTCGTAAAGAAAAAAGCCTTCTATATCTACGCCATTAAAATAATATTGTGGCAACGCGGCAACGGTATAAGTACCGTTAAACGTGGCGTCGACGCCAGCGATAGTTACGCTTTGACCTACTTCTAACGGGTCAGCGTTAGTAACAAGTACGACTACCGCGTAATTATCGGTTAAATATTTTTGTTTGACCGAATAGACGGCCATAGCTGGCCTACCTTTCGGCTATTAAACGAACTTGACGAACTTGGTAGCGTCTGCCATAAACGCGGCTGCGTAGCCTCTAAAGGCAATAGTGCGGCCAAGTGTTGCTGGTACGTCTACTGAAATTGCGCCTTTTTGCTGTTCGTAGAACTCGAAGCCTGCGGCTGGGCCTGCTGCGTGGCCCATAAATGAACCTGGCGCGTTTTTATCTACAACAAGTACAAGGCCCAACGGGTTACCGTTCCAACTTGTAGCAGCTGAGTTACCTGCGGCGTTTTGACCCATAAGGTTTGGTGCGCCTACAAATGGAAATACTGGGCGGTCTTGGTTATCTACTGAACTTGCTAAAGCTTTCCAGCTGGCTGGCGTTACGAACATATGCGTAGGCAAATAATTGCTATCTGTGGAAATTTGTCGTGCGCCTTCGTAAATTGCTGCTACCCAATCAGCGCCTACGGCTGTATCTGCGACGCTAGAAGTTTGTGTAATTGCAGCGTGGCAAGTATCAACAGCGTAATTATCCGTTGCCTGTCCATAAGCGATAGCTAACTGATTAAGGATTATGTCAATCGAATTTGGGTCTGACCAGTCCAAATCTTGTTCGGACACGGTAACAAATGTTCCGAAACTTAGTTTTGAAATATCCGTGTTGGACACTTGGACAGTTGAAGCGTTTAACTGGTCAAACTGTGCTGACTGTTGTGCTACTACTGGGCGTGTCGTAATTTTTGGGCGGCGAAAAGTTGCACCAGCTGTAGGCATAGCACGAGTGCCAATAGCTGTAACAAATGGTCTAATCGGGTTAAGCGAATCATAGACAGAACCCACAATAATTTCTGGAAGGATACCTGGCGTTGACTCAGTGTTAATAAATGGTGCTACGCCTGGCGCGGCTTCAATTCGTGCCGCGTTAATGTTTGCGTTAAGTTGTGCGAAATCTGAACCGCCGCGTACATAGCTAGCGATATATTCCGAAGTCGAAGGCAAACGAAGTTTTTTAGGTTGCGCGTAAACAGTGTGTACGGCTGCAGCTTCGATTACTTGCGGGGTTTCTACTGGTTCGTTCATTTTTGTTACCTCTTGTTCTGGGTCTTGTTTACTATTTAACTCTACTTTTGGTTCTGTTTGGTGGATACTCGCAGCCACCCGTTCAACTTTAGCGGCTTCAAAAGCGCCGTAAGGCAAAAGGCTTAACTCTTGCCAGTCGGCTTTAGTAATAATCATTGTGCCAGCTTCGTCAAAACTGTATTCAACTGGCAAAATACCTACCGAAACGCTATCTAAAACGCCGTCTTTTGCTAGTTGTAATGCTTCGTCGCCTGCGCGGGTTTCGCTAATGCGGGCTTCAAATAACACGGTATCGCCTACCTGTTCGCGGCTTTCCACAATGCCTATAGGCATAGAACTATCGTGATAAAGATACATTTTCGGTTTCTTGCCTTCTAACGGCAAAGCACCATTAGCAAATTTAACTTTTTGGCCGTCCGAAACTACCGCTTCGACCTCGTACTGAACCGCTACGCCCGCCAACGTTCTGCGGGGCATTTTCTCGCCAGCGGGCGCAGCGTCTAAATTTAAATCTTGCGGCACTAATCTAATCATTTATTTCTACCGTTTCCACTTCTTCGGCTTCTTCTGGTTTCATTTTTTCTTGCTGTTCTAAATAGCTTTCAATGTCGAAGCGTACTACCGTTCCGCGTGGCAGTACGTTATTTGCGCTTAACGTTTCTTGTATGCAATCAATATAAGGTTTTACGCCAAAGGTATATAAATCGCGTGAAGCTTCAGCGCTTGAAACATAACTGTAATTGCCAATACTGACCGAAACTAAATAGGCGGGGACGTTCGCTATACGTGCAATTTCTTTAGCCTGGTATTCTGCCGCGTCAATTAAAAGCATTTTGTCGGGTGTAGCCATATTTGGTATTACTTCTACAAACTCGTTTACTGCGCTTGTAGCTGAAGCAAAACGCGCTTCGTCGTATGCTTGCGCTAAATCGCGTAATTCTTGTGCGGACATTGGTTCGCCTGAAGTTTGACGAAGTGTTACGGCTGGTTGCAAACTTGAAGCGTTACGGTTACGGGCCTGTTCTAGTTTTAGCGCTGTATCGACTGAAGTAGCGCCAGTATAAATTAGGCCTTGTATCGGGCTTAAAAATTGTATTAAGTCCTCGTAGCGAATTGGTAGGCCTTGAAATAAAACCTGTTTAGACGGGCCAAACCAAACGCCGTTAGTTGCTGCCTGGTCTTGTGTGGTAACTATTGCTGCGGGTAGTCGAGTAAACGAACTTGGATAGCCCGAACTATCGCGTTCGGTAACATACCAAAAAGCCCGCCCATAAAACAGTAAGTCGTCCAGTGTAAAACTGAGTATAAAATTATTTGTTACGCCTTTATCTATTCTTGCTAACCAGCTGCGCGGCGCTTCGGGGACTAGTTCCATTTCCTCGCCGTTCCACATTTCTTTATACATTTTTAACGGCAAGCAACCAATAACAGAAGCCATAAGGTCTCTACTGCGACTTATTGTCGGGACCTGCATAAATTTTTGTCTAACGCTTCCGTCTGAATAAGCGTAGAAATTACCGATTTGTGAAGCACCAGCATTACTACCAGTTCGATTAGACGCAGCACCAGCAGCGGCCTTAACTGTTTTTGCTGGTTCAGCTTTGCGGGTAAATAATGCCATTGGTTTAGTATGCCACACTTTATAAAAGTTTTGGTGGTAGGTAGCCGCCGCAGTTACCCTACGAGAAAGTTAAGAAACTCGACGGCTACCCGCGTTACACATTAGCCGAAACACAAACTAAATAGCGTTACGGGTACTAACAATTAACGGCTTACCTATCGTGGCTGGTTTGCTGACCATAGCAACCGCAAACACTAAACAGCGGGCTAACTCAATAGGGCCTGGACTACGCAAACTAGACAAAGTAATAGCGCCTTGATTTTTGACTGCTACGGCCCGTTCTACGTGTTGGGCTAAAAGTGCGCTGCCGTCGTGCCGTATTTTGCCTTCTAAAATCGCTGCCCTAGCGCCTACCGTCCAGCGCTGTAATTCTCGATTACCGACAATAGAAGCGCGTCGTTCAAATTTTGTAGGTAAAGACATTTCAAAAGCTGGCGTAATGAGTAGCCGCGTCGTTTGGTCTTGGCAAGCGTTTTCTACAGCCTGCCAACAGTCCGCCAAAGTATCTTTAATAAATTCGACTGCTAATTGTATTTGGCCTTTACTGTTTAGCGCAGCCCTAACGCCTACATAGCGGGCTTCGTCTTGGCTTTGTTCTATAGCTAAAACTCCGCCTTTAGGCATTGGGTCAGCTGTTACAAGTTTGTCAAAAACGCCAGGCTGTAGCCAGCCGTTAGCGCTGGCCGTCCACAAATTTACGCTGCTTCGTAAAAACGCGTTACGGTTTGGCTGTTCAGCTTCTGACGCTATTACCTCTAGCGTTAACGTGCTGCCTATAGCGGGGTTTGCTTTTATCCACGCTTCGGGCGTCATAGGGTCAATATCGCTACTAGGTGAATACTCAGCAAAATATAGCGACGTAACTTTTTTTTCGTCTATTGCCCGTAAACCCTGTTCACGCCATTTCTGCATTTCTTTACTGCTTTCGTCGCCAGCTGTCGAAGTCATAAACAGCAACGGGCTACGCCTGGTTCGCATAGTAGGCAGAAGGCCTGTAGAAACCGAATCTGGCGAAACTGCCCAGAGCTCGTCTATGCAGACTAAATCAGCCGTTAACCCGTGAAATGAAGTAGGAGTAGCAGCGCGAACTAGCCAGCGTGT